GCTCAGGCTTTATACAAAGCTCTGGGAGATGCCAATGACAAGGTTGTGAGCGGCAAAAAGACTCCGGCTAAAAAGAAGTCAGCACCAAAGAAAACGGGTAAGTAGGTATGGCAGCAAAACGAAGAACCATAGACCCCCATACCAACCCCGTGAAAAGGGGCATCGTCAAGCAGCAGAAAAATGGCGGTGCGGACAGGGCTACACAACAAGCGTCGCACGGCAAGCGACAATCAGAAAAATAATGGAAATCGAAAAAGCGATGTACCGTGTGCATCGCTTTTTTATTGTTCAGAAAGCGAGGTATGCCAATGGCAACAGCAAAACACCCCGGCGGCAGACCGCCGAAATACACCTGCAAGGAACAGATTCAGGGGCTTATTGATGATTACTTTGAGAGCTGCAAGGGCGAGCCGTTTATCGATCCGGATACCGGGCAGCAGTTTAGGGACAAGATGGGCTATCCTATCTTTCTCAATCAGCATATCCCCACGGTCACGGGGCTGGCTCTGGCGTTGGGCTTTAAGTCCAGACAAAGCCTGCTAAACTATAGTGGCAAAAAGGAGTTCAATGAGGTTATCACAGAGGCAAAAACAAGAATTGAGGCGTATGTTGAGGAGCGTCTTTTCGACAAGGACGGTGCCAACGGCGCCAAATTCAGTTTACAGAACAATTTTAAAGGCTGGGATGCTGACAAGAAATCTGAGGAGGACGGCAAAGCCCCGGCTATTAACATTATTTGTGACATTCCAAGAGTACAAGACCCTCCCAAAGAGGTAGATAAGGGAGAGCCAACGGTTGAGTAATGTTGATGGGGCAAGGTTATCCTCCATCATTGCCCCGGCTTTTTATCAAGTTCACTGGGATATTGCAGAGGGCAAGCACACATATTATGACCTTTACGGTGGGCGAGGCTCTACAAAATCATCCTTTATCGGTACTGAGATACCTCTGGGGATAATGCAGGACCCAACATCAAACGCCATTGTATTCCGTAAGGTGGCAAATACGATAGGTTCATCCGTATTTGAACAGATACAATGGGGCATTGATGAGCTGGGGGTACATGACCTCTGGAAGTCCACCGTGAACCCTTACAAATTTGTATATAAGCCGACAGGGCAGGTTATTCTTTTCAAGGGTTTGGACAAAGCCCGGAAAATGAAGTCAATCAAAGTAGCCAACGGCTATTTTAAATACTTGTGGTTTGAGGAGTTGGATGAGTTTGCAGGCGAGGAGGAAATCCGAAGTGTTCAACAGTCTGTAATGCGTGGCGGCCCCCGTTTTGTAGTATTCAAATCCTTTAACCCACCAATCAGTAAATCAAACTGGGCGAATCAGTATGTTACTATCCCACGCAAGGGGGCTTTACGGCATAAGTCATGTTATACCGAGGTTCCCCCGGAGTGGCTGGGCGAACAGTTCTTTGATGATGCTGAGGCTTTGCGTGAGATTAACCCAAGAGCCTATGAGCATGAATACCTGGGTAATGCCGTAGGTACGGGTGGCGAAGTCTTTGAAAATATTATATCAAGAGAGATAACGGATGAGGAAATATCCCACTTTGACAATATCTATATGGGTATTGACTGGGGATGGTACCCGGATCCGTATCACTGGTCTAAGATGCACTATGACAGTGCAAGGCAGACCTTATATATTTATGACGAATACAGGGCGAACAAGGAAAGCAACGCCGTAACATGGAACGCCCTTGTAATGCTGAAAAAAGTTACCGGGCAGGACCTTATAACGGCAGATTCCGCAGAGCCGAAATCCGTAAGCGACTACAGGGAGTATGGTTCATTCTGCCGCCCTGCAATCAAAGGTCCGGACAGCGTGCGGTATGGTATTAAGTGGCTGCAATCCTTGAAAGCCATCGTCATTGACCCGGTGCGTTGCCCGGAAACCAACAAAGAGTTTACCAGATATGAATATGAGCGAACCGAAAGCGGCGAAATCATAAGCGGTTATCCCGATAAGGACAACCACTCCATTGATAGTGTCCGGTATGCTATGGAGCGTGTTTGGAAACGAAAAGGACAATAAGAATATGTGTTACATTCTCTGTTACATCGGCGTTACATCCGTGTTACATTGACCGGGAATGTAACATTTTTGTGTTACATTGCAACATTGATGTAACGGACAATGTAACAGGCATAAAGCCTTATAACACAAGGGTTTTACCGATTATGTTACATTGTTACATTTATTCTTAATATACCTATGAAATAGGATAAATAGGCGGTATTTATACACCCTAAAACGCCTGAGCGTGCGTATAAGTACACGCGCGTGCGAGAATGTAACGAGGTGTGTTAGGAAGGAGGTAAACCGAATTTGTTCTCCAGATTGATAAGCCTTATAAAGGGGGTAATTAGAAAATTGATTCCGTATAAAAGTATAGAACAGGTTGAGCATATTGACAGCCCCCTCTCCCCTGAGATGATAAACGCTCTGGATGAGTGGTATATGCTGTATCTTAACAAGGCACCGTGGCTGAAACCGGACACCGTGAAGTCCCGTAACCTTCCGGCTTTTATCAGTTCAGAGCTGGCGAGGTCCATAACACTGGAGCTTGAATGGAATATAACGGGTAAGGATGCCAACGGCAACACGCAGGATGCGGACGGCAAAGAGCTGACCAATCCGAGGGCTGAATACCTTAAAAGCGAATTTGAAAAGTGCATGGAAAACCTGAGGGGAAAGCTGGAACAGGGGCTTGCCTCTGGCGGTATGACGATAAGACCGTACCCAAAGGACGGACATATATATTTTGACTGGACTATGGCATGGGGGCTATACCCCCTTGCGTTTGGCGATGACGGACAGCTCACAGATGTAATTTTCCGGGACACCTACACAGAGGGAAAAACGATTTACACAAGGTTGGAACGCCACAAGGCTGAGGGCGATAATGTCCATATTACACAAAGAGCCTTTAAATCAAATATGAGAGATTCCATAGGAACAGAAATACCTTTGAAATCTGTAACCCAATGGGCGACTTTAGAGCCGGAGGCTACTGTTACCGATGCCGAAGGTCAGTTGTTCGGATGGTTTAAGACGGCAGCGGCAAACTGTATTGATGTTGACAGCCCTATGGGAGTTTCCTGTTATGCAAAAGCCGTTGATGTCATTAAGCAGGCAGACCTGCAGTATTCCCGTCTGTTATGGGAGTATGAGGGTTCGGAGCTTGCCATTGATGTAGATCCGATGGTACTCAGACAGAAAAAGGACGGCAAGGGACAAGAAATGCCACGCCTCAACGAAAGACTTTTCCGTGGGGTTGATAGGGGGTCAGATGATTCCTATGATGTATTCTCCCCTACTATCCGTGATGCCTCACTTGTAAACGGCTTGAATGAGCTTTACAAGAGCGTTGAGGATTTGTGCGGTTTGTCCCGTGGTACCATATCGGATGCCAACACGGATGCAAGGACAGCCACAGAGCTGAAAATCAATAAGCAAAGGTCCTATGCTACCGTGTCCGACAATCAAAAAGCCCTGGAGCATTGCCTAAAGGATGTAATAAGGGCAATGGATAAGTTTGCAAGCATATACAACCTTGCTCCTGAGGGGGATTATGATGTGTCCTTTAGTTGGGATGACTCCATCATAACCGATACGGAGCAACAGACCAATGAGCGGCTTATGTTCCTCAATGCCGGAATAATCAGCAAACAGGAAATGCGTGAGTGGTACTTTGGCGAAACCAAAGCACAAGCTAAAGCCGCCATACAGGCTATATCCGATGAACAATCGGAAAGCCTTGAAAGCCTGCTGCCTGCTATGGAAAAACAGAAACAGGCTCAGCAGGGAACCACCACTCCCACCACCCCATAAAGGAGGTGTGAGCCGTGAATGAAAACTTAAACCAGGCAATAGACACCCTTATGCAGAGGTTTGAGGAGGTAAACCAGTTTTTTATTGATAAGGTTGCCGACCAGATACTTACCATAGGGCAGCTCAATCCTACCAGCATTAACCGGATTACGATAATGACGGAGATGGGTGCTAATATCAATGAAATATCCCAACGGCTGGCACTTGCTACAAGCATGAGCCTCCGGGACTTATTTAAGATATACCAGGTAGCCCTTGATGATACCTATACCGACCCCCGGTTTGAAAAGGCACTACAGAACCAGCCCCTATCTACAGAGGCAAAAACAAGGATAACCCAGTACACACAGGCGGTAAGCGTGCAGACAGCACAGACCATTAAGAACCTATCCAACACCACCGCCATATCACAGCCCTATAGTGCCGCCATAGATAAGGCTGTACTGGCAGTGTCCAGCGGATTGACGGATTACCAGTCAGCTACACGGGAGGCGGTCCGGGAAATTGGCTACAACGGTATGCCCGTCACTTATCAAAGCGGATACCGTAGACGGCTTGATACTGCTATCCGTCAGAATGTAATAGACGGTGCAAACCAGATAGCCCAAAACTGCTCCATTATGATGGGCGAGGATTTAGGCTATGATGCGTTTGAAATATCTGCACACGCAAGGAGCGCCCCTGACCACGAACCGATACAGGGACGGGTTTTTCTTAAAGCGGATTTTGACAATATACAGAATGGCAGACCATTCCGGGATATAGACGGTACAATGTACCGGGCAATAAGGCGTCCTATCGGGGAATGGAATTGTATGCACATTGCAATGAGCTTTTCAACCAAGTATTCCACAAGGAGATACACGGATAATCAGTTAAGGCAATGGGCGGCAGACAATAAGCAGGGCTGCACGATTGAGGGAAAGCATTACTCAATCTATGAGGCAGGGCAGCTTATGAGGGAAATTGAAACAGAAATACGCCGTCAGAAAGATGTTGCTGTTGCAGCTCAGAGAGTAAATGATGATACACTCCGGCAACAGTGCCAGAAAAAAATAAATGCTCTCTCACGAAAGTATAATGAGGTTGCAAAGGCATCCAACATTACACCACGGAGGGATAGAATGACGGTTCAGGGTTTCAAGCCCATAAAAGTAAATAATTCCTAGTGTATAGACCTCTGTTTTCGGACAAGTTCGCACGGTCACATTTCTTTTTTACGGTTATACCGCTCCTTTCAAATGTGGCAGGAAAAAATCTTTTTGAAAAAGGCACTCAAACAGGGTGCTTTTTTCATACCCATTTTAGATATTTAGGGCTTATGCCCTGATATAAATACCCGGCATTGCAGGGATATAAATGCGATGGCAACACTACCGCAGAGTGGCTGCGGAAATACAAATTAAATCTATGTTGATACAAGGAGGAATCATTATGGCACTGGAATTTTTGAAGGATTTGTTTAAGGATGGCGAGGCTCTTACTTATGATCAGATTGAGGCGGCAGCTACAGAGGCGAAAATCAACGGTGTAAATATCGCTGACGGCTCTTATATCAGCCGTGCAAAGTATGATGACAAAGTAAACACCCTCAATCAGCAGGTAAAAGACCTTAACGGGCAGGTTACCCAGAGGGATGCAGACCTTACAGACTTACAGACCAAACTCACGGCAGCTCAGACCGATGCTACAAAGCTCACTGAGGCCCAGCAGGCTCTTACGGGCTTGCAGTCAAAGTATGACACAGACAAGCAGGCATGGGAACAGAAAAACGCCCAGCAGGCTTATGAGTTCATGGTGCGTGAAAAGGCGAATGGCTTACAGTTTTCGTCCAGAGCGGCCAAGAATGAGTTTATCCGTGAGGCAATAAGCAAGGATTTCAAGGTGGACGGAGATACTCTGCTGGGTTATGAGGATTTCGTGACCAAGTATAAGGCAGATGACCCTACGGCCTTTGCAACTGAGAACACTCAGCAGCAACAGACTCCACCGGAAAAGAAAAAGCCGGACATCGTTCTGCCGGGCAACCAGCCTCCAGCACCGGACGATAAGAACGGTTTCCACTTCGGGTTTACAGGCGTAAGGCCCATGCCGAAACCTGAGGACTAAGACACTATCGGGGCCAGACAAAATAAAGATTCGGAGGAATTAAACTATGGCAGGAATTAACTATGCAGCACAGTACAGCCAGGCTCTTGCTCAGGCTTACCCTTATGTGCTTAACTTCGGTAGATTATATGCTACTGAGAACAACGGCCGCTACAGAATGGGCGAGGATGGAAAGACCATCTATATTCCGTCTATCAGCACAACCGGCCGTGTACCTAGCGACAGAGATACTATCGCTATGGCAACCCGTAACTACGATAACGCATGGGAGCCAAAGACTTTGAAGAATCAGAGAAAGTGGTCTACCCTTGTGCATCCTAAGGACATCGACCAGACTAACGAGGTTGCAAGCATCCAGAATATCACACAGGTATTCAACGAGGAAAACAAGTTCCCTGAGATGGATGCCTACCTCATCTCCACTCTCTACAGCCTGTGGACTGCTGAGAGCATGACAGCCAGCACAACCGAGCTTACCGCCAACAATGTGCTTGCAGTATTCGATGAGTTGATGCTCAAGATGGATAACGCCAGAGTTCCGGCTAATGGCCGTATTCTGTACTGCACTTATGAGGTACAGACAATGTTAAAGCAGGCGGCTGGAATCACAAGAAACTTTGATGTTCAGTCTGGCGGCAATAATGTAAACCGCTCTGTTTCCCGTATTGAGGAGGTAGAGATTGTCGGTGTACCTGCTACCCTTATGAAAACAAAGTACGATTTCACTCAGGGCTGGGTAGCTGCTGAGGATGCACTCCAGATCAATATGTTCCTGGTACACCCTACAGCCGTTATCACTCCGGTAAGCTATCAGTTTGCTCAGCTTGACCCACCTACCGCAGTAACCGAGGGCAAGTACATCTACTTTGAGGAGTCCTTTGAGGATGTATTTATCCTTAACAAGAAGAAGGACGGCCTGCAGTTCAATGTATCTGCTACCGCATCCTCTGTCAGCGTGCAGTCTGATGATGCAGGTAAGGAGGGAAACTAACAACCGATAGCCAATTAACGGGGCTGGCTATCGGGGCATTATCACTTGACCCGTCATTTAGTCCGGAGGTGTTGAGCTACACGGTAAATACCTCTAATAAATCAAATGTGGTAAAGGCCACGGCTGAGGATGACACGGTGGCTATCGACATTACTCTTGACAATGCCAACGGTAACGGTATTGCCGTATCAAACGGTAACGCTGTCACATGGGCTGACGGGGAGAACGATTTGACGATAGCCGTAACCGCTGATGGTTCCGGCACTGTCCTTTACACGGTAAAGGTAATTAAGTCCTAAGAGTTTGGAGGTGTAAAATGGCACACGCAATTTATTTGACATACGATGAGTATAAAAAATACGGCGGTGCTTTATCACAGACAGACTTTATCCAGTTGGAATTTAAGGCGCGTAAGCGTATTGATTATCTGACAGATTCCAGAGTTGCGGATATGGCCGAGGTACCGGAGGCAGTTAAAATGTGTATGATGTCACTCATTACCGTGGAGGCTGCCGCTGGTGTGGAGGCTCAGGTAACTAACCCTGTTGTCACTTCATACAATACAGACGGCTATTCAGAATCCTATGGCAAGGCTATGGGTGCCGATGATGCCGCTGCAAGTATGAATAGCACTATCCGCTCTCTCCTTTGGGGAGAAACCAACGATGAAGGAATCCCCCTCTTATACAGGGGGGTGGATGTATGAGGCTATGCAATGAAACGATAACGGTATTCAATGCCCGGCTCGATTCAACGGATGGCTACGATGTTTATTATGCCACCGTCATAAAAGGCGTATCGTGGTATTGTGATATAGCATCAAATGTGGATTCCTCTGGGCTGAAAGCCGCTAACAAATTCACAATACGCATCCCCGTGGATGCCGATTTTGGCGGTAAGACCTACCTTGACCCTAAAGCCTATGCAGAAACGGAAACACCGGAAACGGCTTTTACCCTGCATAACGGCGATATTATCATAAAAGGGGAAGTATCCGAGGATAACCTACGGCCAGCTGACCTCAAAAAGAAATTTAGTGATTATGTCACTATCTTAGGTGTGACCGATAACAGACGGGCGCCACATTCCAGACATTGGAAGGTGGTGGGCGCTTAATGTCAACAACATTAAAGGCTAATTTCCAATGGAACAAAGGCACATCGGACTTGCTGAGGCGGTGCAACCTGGAAACAGGCGGCAGGGTGCAGCAGGTTATTGATAAATCCGTTATTGACTACTGCTTACAGTATGTGCCGTGGTCTACGGGTACTCTGGGAAAAAGTGCATACACGGCTACCGCTATCGGTAGTGGGCGTGTTGTCTATCCCGGACCTTATGCACGGTACTTGTATTACGGAGAAATCATGGGGCCCAACATACCTGTATTTGAGGATGACTCCGGGGAACCGACAAGGTTCTTTTCCAAACCGGGAGAAAAAAAGCATCTCACGGGGCGACCTATACAGTATAGCAAGGACCTTAACCCACTGGCTGGCTCATTCTGGTTTGAAAGAATGAAAGCAGACCATAAGCAGGATATTTTAAAGGAGGCTCAAAATGCAACCAGAGGAAACTAACATAGGGCGGCTCCGGGAATGGTTTAGGCAGTGTCCGGTCATTTCCGCGTCTAATAGGTTCCGCATAGACTACCTGGCTGAAAGCCCTACGGAATACGCCATATATGCGGTACCCTCACAAATAAACACGCATGAGAATGTGTTGGGCGAGGAGGTCTTAGATGACATTCAGACCCTTAATTTCATTTTCGCAATGAAAGAATCATACGGTGCGGACGTCCATCAAAACCTTATGAATTTAGGGTTTTTTGATGATGTCATAAGCTGGATTTTAACACAAAATGCCTTACGCAACCTGCCGCAGATTGCTGAGGGGCGTGTAAAGTCCTTAATGCCGACGCTCTCCCCTTATCCGGCTGAGGTTGGCAGTGATGCGGCTAAGTATCAGATTCAACTAAAACTAACCTATAGGAGGAATTAGAAATGGCAAAACTTGACAGAAATAGAGGTATGTTCTTCGGGTCATGGACAGGTAAAGCTATTACTGAGGCAGCCAAAGCCGTTGTCGGTGCAAGCTCCGGCATTACTGGGGCTACTGTTACCGCTGCAGCCTTTGGCAAGGCCGTAACCACATCCGGCGAGTATGTGTTTACCTATGACAGCTCCGTTGACACATGGAAGTACAACAGTACAGCCGTTACCCTGTCCGAGTATGGTCTTGAGGTAACAGGTGATCCGAGCAACGGCGATACGATTACGGTAACCTACACAGCCGCAAGTGGCGGTTGGGAGGCTCTTGGTAAGGACAATGATGAACTTACAAAGGAGCTTAACCCGGATACAGAAACCACTAAGAATGTACTGGGTGAAACAACCTTTACACATTCCGGATATGAGCCGGAGGTTGACCTTGACCCTTACTACATGGATCCGTCCAGAATTATGTATGACCATCTTCTGGAGTGTGCTTTACAGGAAAAGTACGGCGAGGGCGATCTTTTGGGTTACTTTGCAGAGGCTTTCTTCACAAGTGCAAACAAAGAGGCTCAGACAATGACGGGCTACTGCTATGTTCGTAGGGCTTGGTTTGTTCCTCAGAGTGTGGGCGGCGATACGGCAGGCTACAACATTCCGTTCAATGTAAACCCTATCGGCTCTATGGAGAAAAAGAATATCGTTTACGATATGAAAACCAATCAGGCAACAATTACAGATATGTAATCAACAGGAGAGGGAACACCACCCTCTCCTAATTTTTTAGCACACAAAATTGGAGGTAAATCAAAATGGCGAAAATCACACAGATGCAGGGACATACTGCTCCCCTTAAAGCAGTTATTGATGATGGTACAAGAGAGGTGCCTATCGTAAATAAGTTTGGAAAGTTGGTGTGCAAAGTTTATTTCAGACCTGCCGACATTTCCATCATTGACCGTTACAACTCTTTGATTAAAGGGTTTGAGGATATTGTAAAGCCTCTGGAAAACCTTGAAATCAACAACGATGGTACAGCCACCTTTGAAAAGGACTGGGAAGTTTTGAAAAAGGTGGAGCTTGACTTAAAGCAGAAATTTGATGAGCTTTTCGATATGGAGGAGGCTGATGAGATTTTTGCAAAGCGTAACCCCTTCTCCTCTGTCAACGGTCATTTCTTCGCTGAGATTGTCTTAGTGGCTCTTGGGGAAGTAATCAATAAGGCGATTGATGAGGAGGCAAAGCTCTCCGAACAACGCACAAGCAAGTATCTGAGTGACATTAAGCCGGAAAGCCCGGAGGTACATGAAGATGCTGGGGATGCTACCACAAACTCTTAAAATCAATGGATCAGATTATAAAATACGGTCTGACTACCGGGATATATTGCAAATTATAGCCGCTTTTGGCGACAAAGAGCTTACCGACAAGGAAAAGGTCTATGTCTGCATGAGGCGGCTTTTTGTTGCAATGGATTCAATCCCACAGACGGACTATGAGGTGGCATATAAAGCAGCTATTGACTTTATAGAGTGCCACATATCTGATAAAAAGCCCAGCCCTAAAGTAGTGAACTGGGAAAAGGATGAGCAACTTATAT